AACGTCGAAGCGACATCGAGAACCAGTTGGCTGGAACCAAGTACGGCATCGCCTATACCGACGGAACCGAGAAGATCACGCAGCTCAATCGACCGGTGGAGAACAACCTTCTAAAGCAGATCGAGTATTTGACCGAGATGCTTTACAGCCAGCTTGGTTTGACAAAGGCGATCCTCGACGGAACGGCCGATGAGAAGACGATGCTGAACTACAACAATCGAACTATCGAACCGATCGTTTCGGCGATAGTGGACGAGATGAGCAGGAAGTTTCTGACGAAGACCGCACGGTCACAGAAGCAGACGATCCAGTTCTTCCGAGACCCGTTCAAGCTCGTGCCGGTGGACAACATCGCGGAGATTGCGGACAAGTTCACTCGAAACGAGATAATGACGTCGAACGAGATTCGTCAGGTAATCGGAATGAAGCCTTCGAGCGATCCCAAGGCAGACGAACTCAGGAACAAGAATCTGAGTCAGCCCAACGAGGACAACCCGTCGGTCCCGAACATTGAATTGGATGGAGAAATTCAAAATGACCAAGTATGACTTCAGTGGGTGGGCGACTCGGAACAATCTTAAATGCTCCGACGGTCGAACCATCATGCAGGACGCATTCAAGAACGACAACGGTCATACGGTTCCTCTTGTTTGGAATCACCAACACAACGATCCTATGAACGTTTTAGGTCATGCTCTTCTTGAAAACCGCAAGGAGGGCGTGTACGCATATTGCACTTTCAACGATACAGATTCCGGAAACGCCGCTAAGAAGCTCGTAGAGCACGGCGACGTATCGGCGCTTTCGATCTATGCCAACCAGCTTAAGCAGAATGGCGGGAACGTTGTTCACGGCGTGATCCGTGAAGTAAGTCTTGTTCTTGCCGGAGCCAATCCGGGAGCATTCATCGAATCCGTATTGACACATGGCGAAGAGTCGGACGAGGAAGCAGTCATCTACACGGGCGAAGACATATCGCTAGCCCACGATGATATTTCTGAAGAAGACGAATCGATAGAACACTCGGATAGCGAGAAAGGGAACGAGAACATGCCCACTAATTCCAACAACAATGAGGAGAAGACCGTCAAGGACGTGTTCGACACCCTCACCGAGGAGCAGAAGACCGTCGTTTATGCGTTGATCGGCCAGGCGCTCCAGGACGCTAAGAATTCCGACTCCGAAGGAGACGACGAAAACATGAAGCATAACATCTTCGAGAATGACACGGAAGAGAACACTCTCTCCCATGCTGAGATGATGGACGTGATCACCGACGCCAAGCGTTACGGTTCCATGAAGGAATCCTTCCTTGAGCATGGCATCACCGACGTTGATTACCTGTTCCCGGACGCGACCAACGTAACCGCGACCCCCGAGTTCATCAAGCGTGATACCGGTTGGGTGGCTTCCGTCATGAACGGCGTTCACAACACTCCGTTCTCCCGAATCAAGTCCATGTTTGCTGACCTCACCGAAGACGAAGCTCGCGCCAAGGGCTACATCAAGGGCAAGATGAAGAAGGAAGAAGTCTTCGGTTTGCTCAAGCGCACTACTACTCCGACCACCATCTACAAGAAGCAGAAGATGGATCGCGACGATGTGATCGACATCACCGACTTCGACGTCATCGCTTGGCTCAAGGGCGAGATGCGCATGATGCTTGATGAGGAAATCGCTCGCGCCGTTCTTGTCGGCGACGGTCGTAACGCTTCCAGCGATGACAAGATCAACGAGCAGAACATCCGTCCGATCTGGACCGACGACGATCTCTATACCATCAAGGCAGATTACGAGCTCAAGGATGGTGCTACCGAGACTGAGAAGTGCAAGGCGTTCATTCGAGCAGCTGTCAAGGCCCGTAAGGACTACAAGGGATCCGGTACCCCCGTTCTCTTCACGACCGAAGACGTCCTCACCGACCTTCTCCTTCTCGAGGACCTCAATGGCCGTGTGATTTATGAGACCCAGGACAAGCTCGCAAGCGCTCTCCGCGTCAGCAAGATCGAGACCGTTCCTGTCATGGAAGAGCTCAGCCGTACTGATGACCAGGGCAATTCCTATGCTCTTCAGGGTATCATCGTGAATCTCTCCGACTACACCGTCGGTGCCGACAAGGGCGGCGCAGTTTCCCTGTTTGATGACTTCGACATCGATTACAATGCGCAGAAGTATCTGATCGAAACTCGTTGCTCCGGCGCACTCACCAAGCCTTACTCCGCCATTGCTGTCGAGGTAAAGACTGCCAAGGCGTAGATTAGTTTAGGAAATTCAAAATGGCGAAATTCTTTGGAAAGATAGGATTCGAATCGACAGTCGAGGAACGTCCGGGAATCTGGGTTCCCGGAATCGTTGAGCGTGATTATTACGGGGACGTGACTCGGAATACCCGAAGGCTCGAATCGACAGACAAAGTCAACGACGACATCACAATCAACAACGAGATAAGCATCGTATCAGATCCTTTCGCCAATGAGAATTTCTATTCCATGCGGTACGTCGAGTATGCTGGATCCAAATGGCGTGTCACGAACGTCGAAGTCCAGTATCCTCGTCTGATACTTACGGTGGGAGGATTGTATAATGGGAACTAGGATTGAGTTGCAATCACTCCTCGAAAAGATGCTCGGATCGAGAAACGTCTATTATCAACCTCCCGCCACCGTTCGCATGAAATATCCGGCAATCGTATATTTTAGGAAGCGTATTGAAAACTCCCACGCAAATGACGGGGTCTATCGTCAGGATCATTCGTATGAACTTACGGTGATTTCGCAAGATCCTGAGGAATCTGTCGTGGAAGATATTTCCAAGCTTCCTCTTTGCTCTTATGATAGGCGTTATGTGGCTGATAATCTCAACCACGACGTCTTTACACTCTATTATTGATATTTGGAGGTAACTTAGATGTCTAAGCTTACTTGGGACGAGACCGGTAATCGTCTTTACGAGACCGGCGTCAAGATGGGCGTACTCTACGTGGCCGGCGAATCCGGATATGGCAACGGCGTTGCCTGGAATGGTCTCACCGGTGTTACCGAGTCTCCTTCTGGTGCAGAGGCTACTGCTCTTTACGCCGACGACGTGAAGTATCTGTCTCTCTATTCTGCCGAAGAGTTCGGTGCCACTGTCGAGGCCTACACTTACCCCGACGAGTTCGCCGAGTGCGATGGTTCCGCCGAACTTGCCGACGGCATCACTATCGGTCAGCAGGCTCGCAAGAAGTTCGGTCTTTGCTACCGTACCATCATCGGAAACGATGTGAAGGCCGACGAGTACGGCTACAAGATCCATCTGATCTATGGCGCAATGGCTTCTCCCTCCGAGAAGGCGTACGCCACGACCAACGACTCCCCCGAGGCCATTACGTTCTCTTGGGAGCTTACGACCACCCCCGTCAACGTCACCGGCCACAAGGCCACCGCGAGCCTTACCATCGACTCCACCAAGCTTGATGCCGCCAAGCTTAAGAAGATCGAGGACAAGCTTTACGGAACCGAGTCCGAAGAGGCCACTCTTCCGACCCCCGACGAGATCCTTGCGATGATCTCCGAGTCTTAAAACTATATTTTAGAAGGTCGAAAAGAGCATGAGATTTCCTCATGCTCTTTTCATTTTTGCAAAGGAGAAAACAATGATCAAGAAGACCATCCACTACACCGACTATAATGGAGTCGAGCGCACCGAGGATTTCTATTTCAATCTCACCAAGGCGGAACTTACCGAGATGGAGATGGGGATGTCCGGAGGTCTCGCGGCGATGATTCGAAAGGTGGTCGCAACGCAAGACACCCCCGCGATCATTGAAATTTTCAAGACGATCATACTCAAGTCCTATGGCGAAAAGAGTCTCGACGGCAAGCGTTTCATCAAGAATGATGAGATTCGAGATGGATTCGCGCAGACCGAGGCGTATTCCGAGCTGTTCATGGAGCTCGCCACCGATGACGAGGCCGCTGCCGAGTTTGTCAACGGAATCGTTCCGAAGGACGTTCAGCAGGACAAGCCCGATCTTTCACTCATCCATCCGTAAAATCAAATCGAAAATTCGAGAGGACGAGAGATGCTCGAAATAGTCGTGCCCGGAGGGGAGCAATGGAACGACGAGCTAGAAGAATTCATCACTTCCAAAGACCAGGTTCTGCAGCTCGAGCATTCTCTCGTCTCTCTTTCAAAATGGGAATCCAAATGGAAGAAGCCGTTCCTCTCCTTGAAAGAGAAGACCCCGGCCGAGTCGTTGGATTACATAAGATGCATGACGATGAACAAGAAAGTTGATCCTTCTGTATATTTCATGCTGACGAAAGAAAACATTCAGGAGATAGACAAGTACATAGAAGATCCTATGACCGCCACTACCTTCACGAAGAAAGAAGGAGAAAGCGCTGGAGCGGGAAAAAGGATCGTCACTTCTGAACTCATCTATTCCTGGATGATAACTTTGAACATTCCGTTCGAATGCCAGAAGTGGCATTTGAACCGATTGCTTACTTTGATAAGGGTATGCAATGCCGAGAACGAGCCGGCAAAGAAGATGAGTAAGGGCGAGATTCTTAGAAGGAACTCAGCTCTCAACGCGGCTCGAAGGAAGCAACTCCACACGAAAGGATAGCAATGAATTTCGACACGCTTGACGCAGACGTAAACAAGATCCTAACCAAGCACTTCACCAAAGGTCGCGAAGGGAAGAGCATCGATAAGGTCGTCATCCATTACAACGACGGCGATCTTTCCGTGCAGGGATGCTATGATACATGGCAGACTCGCGCCGCTTCTGCGCACTATCAGGTGCAGTCCGACGGTGTGATCGGTCAGCTTGTATGGGACAGCAATACTGCTTGGCACTGCGGAAATTGGAACGCCAACACAACGTCCATCGGCGTGGAGCACGCCAACAAGTCCAACCCGGTTCGCGTCACCGATCAATGCCTTGACTCCGGAGCCCATCTCGTTGCCGCGCTTTGCAAGTATTACAAGCTTGGTCGACCGGAGTGGCTCAAGAACGTGTTTCCGCATAGCTACTTCGTTTCGACGTCCTGTCCCGGATCTCTTCAAAGCGATCAGAAGGAAGCTTACATGAAGAAGGCCCAGGAGTATTACGACAAGATGACAGGAACGGCTTCCTCTTCGACCTCGACCACCTCGTCCACGACTTCTACGGCCAAGGCTTCCGTCGACACCGTCGCGCAACAGGTGATTAACGGACAGTGGGGTAATGGAGATGAGCGCAAGAAGAAGCTTGAAGCAGCCGGCTACAACTATACCGAGGTGCAGAACAAGGTGAACCAGCTTCTTTCCGGCAATACTTCGTCGACGAAGCTCTCCATCGACGAGGTAGCCAAGCAGGTAATCAACGGAAAGTGGGGTAACGGAGACGATCGCAAGAAGCGTTTGACCGCTGCCGGGTATGATTACTCCGCCGTCCAGAAGCGAGTGAACCAGCTTCTTGGCTAGTATAACGCTGCCGATCCGAAATTTCAAAATGGAGTAGTTGAAGTGATTACGTTCAATCAAAAGGGAGACTTCTCGAAATTGAATCGTTATTTCGAGCGTCTTAGGGAGAAGATTAGAATCGGCATCCTTGACAAATACGGACGTGAAGGAGTCCAGGCGCTGGCTTCCGCCACTCCTGTCGACACTGGAAAGACCGCCAACTCCTGGTCGTACAAGATAGTTCGAGAAAACGGATCGGCATCGATTATATTTTCAAACTCCAATGTAAACAAGGGAGTTCAGATAGCCATAATCTTGCAATACGGTCATGGAACAGGTACCGGAGGATGGGTGGAAGGTAGGGATTACATCAACCCGGCCATCCAACCGATATTTGACGAATTGGCCGACTCGGCATGGAAGGAGATAACCAGCCTATGAGCAAGACGGTTGACGAACGCGTAGTCGAAATGCGGTTTGACAACAGCAATTTCGAAAAGAACGTTCAGACATCCATGTCGACGCTTGACAAGCTCAAGCAAAGCCTGAATCTCGAGAAGTCGGCAAAGGGACTCGAGAGCATCAATAATGCCGCCAAGAACACGAACATTTCGGCGCTAGGAACCGCGGTGGAGACCGTGCAGGCGAAGTTCTCCGCCCTTGAAGTGATCGGTGTAACGGCACTCGCCAATATTACAAACCAGGCAGTCAATGCCGGAAAGAGAATCGTAAGCGCTCTGACGATCGAGCCGATAACCACCGGCTTCCAAGAGTACGAACTCAAGATGGACTCGGTCCAGACAATCATGGCCAGTACCGGCGAATCGCTCGGCACCGTGATGGACTACCTCGAAGAGCTTAATGTCTACGCCGACAAGACGATCTATTCGTTCTCCGACATGACCTCCAACATCGGAAAGTTTACGAACGCCGGCGTAAAGCTCGAGGATGCTGTAAACGCCATCAAGGGCATCAGCAACGAGGCCGCCGTTTCAGGCGCAAACGCCAACGAAGCCTCTCGAGCCATGTACAACTTCGCCCAGGCTTTGTCGGCAGGCTATGTAAAGCTGATCGACTGGAAGTCCATCGAAAACGCAAACATGGCTACCATGGAGTTCAAGCAGCAGTTGATCGACACGGCGGTTGAACTCGGAACCGTTACGAAGCAGGGCGAAAAGTATGTCACCGTCACCACTGACGCCAACGGAAAAGTTTCGGACGCGTTCACCGCGACTAGCATGTTCAACGAGTCCCTTTCGAATCAGTGGATGACGACGCAGGTTCTTACCGAAACATTGAAGAAGTACTCGGACGAAACTACCGACATCGGCAAGAAGGCTTACGCAGCGGCCCAGGACATCAAGACCGTTTCCCAGATGTGGGATACGATCAAGGAAGCGGCCCAGTCAGGATGGGGCACGACGTGGGAACTTGTCGTAGGCGATATGAACGAGGCGAAGATCTCGCTGACTGACGTCGCCAATGCGATCAGCAATATCATCGACAAGTCTTCGAAGGCGCGAAATGCTCTGGTCAAAGCAGCATTCGCCGGACCGTGGAAGAAACTTACGGGCTATGTCCAGGACGCTGGCGGAAGCATCGACGAATTTCAAAATGAAGTAATCGAAGTCGCTAAAGAGAACGGGATCGCCGTAGACGATCTGATTACCCAGTACGGTTCTTTCGAGCAATCTCTTTCCAGCGGCTGGCTTACGTCAGATATTTTAATAAAAACTCTTGAGAAGTTCAGTAGTTCCGCCACAGACGTTTCGTCCGCCACCGAGGACATGACGGCAAAGATCGAAGACTTCCAGTCGACCGTTAAAAAGATATGGGATGGGGATTTCGGAAGTGCTGAAGAAAGGATACAAGCTCTTACCGATGCTGGATATGATTATGCCGAAGTGCAGGATCTCGTAACAGAAACCCTAAATGGGCAGCAGTTGACGATCGCCGATTTGTCATCTGAACAGCTGAAAAACATCGGGTGCACTGAAGATCAGATCGCGTCTCTTGTCGGTTTGGCCGAGCAAGCCAAGAAGACCGGAACTCCTCTTAACGAGCTGATCCAGGACATGTCGAAGCCTAGTGGACGAGAACTTCTTTTCGACGCCATTACGAACACTATAGAGAACCTCGGAAAGGTTCTAAATAGCATCAAAGAAGCATGGGACGAAACTTTGGGGACCATGCTCAACGCCGATCTGATTTACGACATAATCAAGGCATTTGATGATTTCACGGCGGATTCGGAAAGTGTTGAATACGTATGCGGGAACATAAAGAGCGCATTCTCTGGACTGTTCAATAGCATAAAGCTTGTGGCTACGTTTTCGAGCGGTGCTCTTGGATTTCTGTCAAAGGTTGTAGCGGTTCTTAAAAGCAGTCTTGGACTGGATTTCTGGGGTCTAATCGGTCGTGCAGGTGACATGGCGACGGAGTTCTACAATTGGATCATGAGCAACAATGAGCTGGTCTCCAGTTTCAAGGAATCAGGAGAGATAATTCTTGACTGGATCGAGAACATTGTTACAGGATTCAAGAATCTGATAACGGAATTGTTCCAATTCTCTTCATTCAAAGATCTCGTCCTCGGTTTCACGAAAGGCCTTGTCGAATCGTTCTTGAAAATTCCAGGAGCATTCAACAACATTGTTCATTTCATAGAGAGTACCGTCGACAATCTAGTCACTCTGTTCCAAGATGGAAATTTGACAGTTTCGGACGTGCTCAAAGCCATAGGTGATGTCGCAAAGAATTTCGCGGATAATTTCGCCGATGTGTTTTCCGGTCCGATCGACGCGGTCAAGACATTTTTCAATAGTTTTTCAGACGGAGTCTCCACCTTTGTCTCGAACCACCCGGTGCTTTCAAAAATTTCGGAAGTTTTCAAGGAAAGTTTCGGAGGGATCGGAGAAACTCTAGGGAACATATGGACACAGATTTCCGGCTTTTTTAAGGGACTTGGCTCCGCGATCGCCACGTTCGTTACCGAAGGAAAGTTCGATCCAAGCTTCATCGTCGATATTTTCAACAATCTTGTCGACGGCCTGAAGAAAGTGATTCCGTCTTTGAGCAAGGTAATAGATGATATAAAGACGGCTTTGACGAATTTCGTCAATGGAATCGGCGAAAAGTTCAACCTTGTCAAAGAAGGCGGAAAGAATCTCGTAGATACCATTACCGATACCGCAAAGAACATCAAGGACTCTCTTTTCAAGAACTTTGACTTCAGCGATGTCGTCCAGATCCTTGTCGGTGCCGGAACATTGTTCGGAATGTACACGGTTTTCAAAGTCTTCAATGATATTCTTGGAAAGTTTACGAGCATAAAAGACAGCTTTACCGGAATGATGAAGTCCATCAGTTCTGCGTTCAAGAACGTTTCCGACGCCAAAGTCATCGAGACGAAAGCGAAGGCGTTCAGGACGTTTGCCGAGGGAATTCTAATGCTCGCTGCCGCTCTAGTGGCGTTGTCGTTCATCGATACCGAGAAACTTCTCATCGTGGCTGGAGTATTGTTGGCGCTTACCGTTGCCATCGGAGCGGTTACGTTTGCTTTAAGCAAACTCGATCCTGTGGACACCGGAAAACTCATTCTGATGGCCGGTTCCGTTCTGGCTATATGCGCGGCCATGATAATAATGGCCGGTGCATTGAAACTTCTTTCCACTTTGTCTCTCGAAAGTGTTCCGACAGTTCTTGCATATTTGGCGATAATCATTACGAGTTTGCTCGGTTTGATCGCTGCGTTTACGTGGCTTGAAAATGCCAACGGAGATGCGATAAAATCAGCAGGAAAAACGATACTCAAGATAAGCGTCTCGATGCTTATAATGGCAATAGCTTTGAAGCAGATATCTTCCATTTCTTTGGGCGATCTCGTCAAAGCGGAGGCGGTACTCGTAACCCTTACTGGTGCCATAACGTTGATGGTGCTTTTGATGGGAATAATCGGACGAAGCCCGGTCGACGGCGCATCTTCATTCATGAAGATAGCCGCGTCTCTTCTTGTCTTGGTTCTATGCGTAAAACTTCTTGGGGATATGGATCCGTCAAAAGTAGTAATTGGACTTACTGCGCTTTCTTGTTTGCTGATTGCCGTTACTTACCTTGTAATAATCAACAAGATTGCTGGAGTTCAAGGGGCCAGTGCAAGCATGCTTGCGATTTCGGCGTCTTTGCTGATTCTCGTTGGCGTATGCCTGATAATGGGAAAACTGGATATTTCGGCAGTTACCAAAGGCCTCGCTTGCATACTTCTTCTCGGCACGGCAATAGCTATCGTTGCGAGAATCGCAACAAAGAGTACCGATCTCGATGGACCAGGCATTAAGACATTGATAGGTTTGTCGGTAGCTATCGGAATTCTCGCGGGAGTCTGCGTTCTTCTCGGTTTGATCGATGAAGATGGTCTTCGAAAGGGAATCACGTGCATTGGGGTTCTGTCGCTATTTTTGGCAGGACTTATGAAGATGTCTCAGTATGTTCCGAGCGCCAAAGACACGGTCGGTTTCAAGAGTCTTTACGCCATGGTTTATGCCATAGTAGCTTTGGCGGTAGCGGTCGTGGCGTTGTCGATGATCGATCAAGAGAGACTCGTTCGTGCGACGGCGTGCATCGGACTCCTCATGGGAATGTTCTCTGTCATGATGGTCGCGTCGAAGTACGCCGGGAAGGCTTATGGAACCATGGGCATGATGGTCGGCGTAATTGTCGTTTTGGCGGTCGTCATATCCATCATAGGAAACATGGAACTCGATTCCGCGATAGAAGCGGCCGTGTCCATATCTGTTCTAATGCTATCGATGTCTGCGTCAATGGTCTTGATGTCGAAGCTCGGAAGCAGCTTGACGAAATCTTGGAAATCGATAGCCTTGATGCTTGGTGTCATAGGCGCGCTTGCCGGTCTTATTTATCTTATTGGAAGTATGGACGTCGGTTCGGCTATAACGGCTTCCGCGGCCATTTCGATCCTCCTTCTCTCCATGTCGGCATCGATATTTATTCTGTCCAACATGAAGGGAGATGTGAATGATTCTCTCGTTTCCATACTTGTCATGGTTCCGGTAATCGTCGCATTGGCTGCAATCGTAGCGAAGCTCGGCGGAATGCAAATGGACTCGGCGATCACCGCCGTAACGGCCATTTCGATACTTCTCGTATCCATGTCGGCATGCATGCTGCTTCTTAACACAATGGGCAGCGGAGCAAGCATGGGAGCGATGCTCAAAGGTATAGCCGGGATCGATATTTTCATAGCGGCCATAACAGCGATAGTCGCGGCGATCGGAGAAATCGACAAGCTTCTCGATGGAGGGCTACTCGATTCCGTATCTCGAGCGGTTCCTATATTCGAGCAGGTTGGTTCCGCATTCGGATCTTTGATAGGAGGATTCGTAAGCGGGATTTCGACTTCCATATTTGATTCACTTCCCGGAATAGGCGAGAACATCGCTCAATTCATGGACACGATCAAGATCGCATTTTCCGGCCTAGACAGTATCGACACCGAGAGATTGTCAACTATCGGTCAGCTTCTTGGATCGATGGCCGTGTTCGAGGGCGTGGACAGCATCATATCCTGGTTTACTGGAGACTCGCAGTTCGATAAGTTTGGCGAGCAGCTGACTTCTTTCGGCGAAGCAATTATAAGTTTTTCCGACACGGTCTCGAGCGGCTCGATAAATCAGGAAGCCGTACAAGCCGCCGCCAATGCTGGTAGCGTGCTCGCTGCTCTGAACAAAGAGATTCCGAACAACACTGGAATCATTCCGTATATTGTCGGCATGGGAGATCTGAGTGTATTTGGAGATCAGCTTGTAGAGTTCGGAGCAGCGATCGTAAAGTTTTCAAGGATCGTATCACAGGAAGGAGCAATTAATCAGGAAGCCGTACAGGCAGCCGCTAACGCTGGTGCTGTGATGGCTGCGCTTAATAAGGATATTCCGAACAACACAGGAATCATCCCGACTCTTGTCGGAATGAGTGATCTTGAGATATTTGGAGATCAGCTCGTAAAGTTCGGAGCGGCGATCGTCAAGTTCTCGAGAATCGTGTCCCAGGAAGGCGCGATCGATCAGGGAGCCATCGAAGCCGCTGCGAATGCCGGTCAGATCATGGCTGCTCTCCAGGACAACGTCGACCCAAATGGCGGATTCGTCCAATGGATCACCGGCAATACGGATCTTGGAAATTTCGGAACGCAGATGGCGAACTACGGAGCAGGAATCAAAGCATTTTCCGATTCCGTAGTCGGAATAGACGCTGCCGCTCTCGGTCAAGCCGTAAGCATCGGTGTCTCTATGAACGATCTTCTGAAGGCTCTCCCGGAACAAAAGATGTTCGACGGAAAGATGAACATAACTGAGTTCGGACAGAAGCTGATGAGTTTCGGAAATTACTACAAGAATTTCTCGAGCGTTGTTTCGGGAGTTGATTCTGGAAAGATTACGAGTTCCATATCTTCTATCAGGGCAATAGTCGACGTCGCCAAGTCGATGGTCGGAGTCGATTTCAGTGGAATTGATAAGCTTTCCGAACTCGGAAGCGTTGGCGATGCGATTGCCACTTATGCATCGAAAGTCGCATCGATTGACGTCGACAAAGTCAATACTTCCGTCAGCACGTTGCAGAATCTCATGAGTTTGATATCCAACATGGCTGGTCTGGACACGTCCGGAATAGGATCTTTCAAGCAGGCCATAAAGGATCTGAGCAGCATCAATGTGAGCTCTATTACTGCTTCGTTCCAGGGAGCATCTTCGAAGATGAGCGGAATAGGCGTGAACTTCATCAATGCTATTTCCTCCGGAATGAAGAAGGCATCTCCGACATTGAAGGCGACGTTGAGTTCCGTCATATCGTCTCTCGCTACAAGCGTTCAGTCTAAAACGGCTACGATGAAGACCGCCGGATCTAATCTGGCGAAAAGCCTGATCGACGGATTCAAGTCGAAATCCTCGACGTTCAAGTCCGAAGTAAGCAGGTCTTGCCAGACTGCGGCGTCCGGTGCTAGCGGAGCTAGGAGCTCGTTCTACTCTGCCGGAGTCTACATGTGCGCCGGTCTTGCCAACGGAATCAATTCGAGTTCATTCCTTGTTATTTCGGCAGCTACCGCCGTAGCGAAAGCTGCGGCATCAGCGGCAAAAGCGGCTCTGAAGATAGCATCTCCTTCCAAGGTGTTCTATCAGATCGGTGTCTATGCCGGAATGGGCATGGTGAACGCTCTCAATGATTACTCCGAAAAGACGTATAATGCTGGCTACGACGTTGGCGATAGTGCCGCGGAAGGCCTGAACCGAGCTGTAAAGAGGATGGGAGTCGATTATTTCGAAGGGATCGATCTCAATCCGAAGATTACACCGGTTCTTGATCTCAGCGACGTAAAGAACGGCGCGAATACCATCGACAGGATGTTATCCGGAATAACTCCAATGACCGCGATAGGCGACATAAGCGCTATTAGTTCTTCGATGGCTCGGACAAATCAAAATGGTTCTGCCAGCGACATCGTAGATGAGCTCAAAGCATTGAGAAAGGAACTCGGAAATGTGAGCGGGGACTCCTACATGATCGGTGACGTTCGCTATGATGACGACAGCACGGTTTCCAATGCCGTTCGCGATCTCATCCATGCGACGAAGGTCGAAAGCAGGGTATAATCAATGGCTACAGTTAAAGGTCTGTATATCAAGCAGCAGACTGGCACCGACAACCAGTATTACGCTTGGTGGGAATTCAGCGGAGCATCCAAGACGACCACCAGTTCGAGTTCGTCATCGGTGAAAGTTGGAGACTACGTAACCATCAAATCAGGATCGACTTGGTACAACGGCGTGGCGATCCCCTCTTGGGTTTTCCAAGATTCTTGGAAGGTAGGCCAGATCACAGGGGATCGCGCCGTACTTCGAACCAACAAATCCGGAAACGATATTTGCTCGCCAATCAAGGTCGGAAACCTGGTTGGAGGATCTGGAAGCTCGTCCAGTTCATCCACGACCACTACCGAAAGCTCGAGCAATCTCGACTACTACGAGGTCAAATGGTATTACGATAGTGGAGACAGTATCTGGTTCCAGGGGAGTTCTTCGCAGGACAACTATCAGACTTCGACTTACAGTCCTCCCGACAACGCGGTTGCGATCAAGGTCTATGTGCGACCTGTTTCAAAGACGTATACCGTAAATAACACCGAAACGTCCTACTGGTCAGGTACTGCCCAGACACTTACATACAACATCACGACGTACGCTCGTCCGGAGAAGCCGTCGACGCCTTCGATAGAGATCGACAAATTCGAGCTAACTTCGAAAATCACCAATATTTCGGATCCTCGAACCGACGAAATCCAGTTTTCCGTGTACAACGGAACCGAATCGTTCGCTACCGGAACCGCAACGGTCAAGTCTTGCATGGCGTCTTACAAATGCAACGTCAATGCCGGAGGCACGTATCGAGTGCGAGCCAGAGCCGCCAACATAACGACCGGAAGCAATCGCGCTTACAGCGATTGGACAGATTTCACAAGCGAAACAACGACCATTCCATCGGCGCCCAGTGGAATCACTTCGATCAAGGGAAATTCGTCAACTTCGGTATCGCTTGCCTGGAGTAGCGTGACCAGCGCAGATTCGTATGACATCGAGTACTCGACGAAAGAATCATATTTCGACAACTCGAGCGAAACCAAGAAGATCACTGGAATAGAGTTCGCGCATTACGAAGTGACAGGACTCGACACGGGAAACGAATATTTCTTCCGCGTTCGAGCAGTCAATGAAAAAGGCGAATCGAGTTGGACCGCGATCAAATCCGTAGTCATCGGAAAGAAACCGTCAGCTCCTACAACATGGTCTTCGACGACCACGGCGATTGTCGGCCAGGATGTTACGTTCTACTGGGTGCACAACTCCGAAGACGGATCGAACGAGAAGTATGCACAGCTCGAGTATATCGTCGACGGCGGAAAAGCAACCGTGGTGGATCTAAAGAATGTCTATACGAATGAGGACGACCAGTCGAAGACTCAGTATTACACGTTCTCGACGACTGGCTATTCGGAAGGTGCTACGATCAAATGGCGCGTGAGCACCGCCGGAGTTACAGGGGAGTATGGAGACTGGTCCGTTCAGAGGACTGTAGAAATCTATGC